AGCGCCCCCTGAGACGTGGCTGCACAGAAAACAAAACATCTTACTAACCCATGGGCATTCAGATATATAGCTTGTGTGTATAGAAGTTTTCTAAGCGTTAAAGAACGATACAAAATGGCCACAGCTTTTCAAGAAGGACCTGGCGACCAAGGGGTGCTTGGCACGTCAGAGGCGTCATCATCATCACCAAACCTCCCAGGCACTGCGCCTTCTGCATTAAACTCCGCTGGTACGATCGCAGCTACAGCATCGCACGATACGTTGGGGTTTATCCTCAATCGGGATTGGATCTACCACGCGACGTTTTCCGTTACTGCCGATATGCAGGCAGGCACAGTGTTCGGGGTCATCCCAATTCACCCTGCACATACTCACACATACATCCAACATGTCGCAAAAATGTTCAAATTTTGGACTGGTCACTCAATCATGCGCGCCCGCTTTGTCGCAAACGCCATGAACGGCGGGTCCTTCAGACTCGGCTTTCTGCCACCGTCGATGACCAAGGAAGAAGTTCAACAGGCTAGCCTTCAGCTACTTACCGCATACCCGTTTGTCGATCTCGACCCCAAGGATACCACCTTCAAAGAGTTCGCCGGAGTGGACGAACGCAGGATGCTTTTCCACCGAATGAAGGGTGTGGACGACGAACTGGAGTTTGACGACTTTGGGGGTTACTTCGTTTTGTACGTGGTGGGCCCCCTAGTCCAATCTCTCCAAGAGTCGGGCGCAGTCTCGCTCGTTGTGGAAATGCGTGGTGCGTTTCAGTTCGCTCAGGTTGCTCAACTTGATGCAGGCCCCGGACCAACACCAGGCAGGAATGGCCCTCTCCAATCCTCCACCCAAGATATCTTTCACCAACTTGGCTGTGATGATATGGATGGTCATGCCAAAGGAGTGGGTTTCGTCATCTGCTCCACAACAACACAAAATATTCATATGGGCTACACTCACGCAAACGGTATCGGCAACGATCCATGGAACTTCGATTCGCGAAGTAACATACACCCGGTGTTCCTCAAACGTAGACAG